GGAAAAGAAGCGCCACTCTCTCCCGAGGTCTTCTTTCACCACCAAACGACTCGATAAAGCATGAATAGCCACGCAGAGGACTCGAAAGGTACAGAGACGGCTCAAAAGGTCTCAGATAGGCTCACATCGGCTACCGAGAGAACTACAGGACTCTATTTAGGCTCTCCGACTCCCAGAATCCACTCTAAACTCTTAGAATTACCGTCTCGCGGTCAGGATCTAATCGATTTCGCCGATTCCATCAAGCTTCCGCTTCTCCCTTGGCAGCGATGGGTCGCGATGGAAGCTCATCGCTATAAGGCCGATGGTCGCTGGGCGCACCCGCTCGTTACTGTCGTCGTAGCGCGCCAGAATGGTAAGACTACGCTCATGAAGATCCGCGCTTTAGCTGGTCTCTTCTTATGGCAGGACGGACTCCAGATCGGAACAGCTCATCGACTTACGACATCGCTGGAGACCTTTCGAGATCTCGTTAACATCATCGAAGAGAACGAACATCTGGCCAGACAAGTAAAGCGAATCCGCTGGGCGCATGGATCAGAAGAGATCGAGCTTAAATCCGAGTTCGGCGGCGGTCGGTACATGGTTAAAGCTGGCGGTTCAGCTGCTCGCGGTATTTCCAAGCCCGAGACCGTCTTCGTCGATGAGACCCGAGAGCTTAAAGACGAATCGACGTGGGCTTCTCTGCGCTATACCATGATGGCCGCTAAATCGCCGCAGCTCTGGACGCTATCGAATGCGGGAGATCAGCATTCCATCGTTCTTAATCAGCTGCGCGAGCGTGGAATGTCGGCAGCTAAAGGCGATGACATCGCTTACTATGAATGGTCATCTAATTACGAGAAGATCGACGATTCGCCCGCTTTCTGGAAAGGCGCGGCCATGGCTAACCCAGCACTCGGCCACACTATCCACATCGATAACATTCGGGCTGTTCTTAACGATCCGCCAGATGTAGTAAAGACAGAAGTTCTCTGTAGATGGGTCGCCACGATCTCGGCAGCTATTCCCGCCGAAGAATGGAATCAGTGTGGGGAAGAAGGCTTAGAGCTTGATCCAGAGAAGACGACTTGGCTGGGAATTGACGTTAGCCCTAATCGCCGAGACGCTGCACTGGTCGCAGCTCAACAGATCGACGACGAGCGATTCTTCGTCAAGCTCTTACACACTTGGCATAACCCGATTAACTTGGACGATAAAGCAATCGCCAACGACATCGCGCCTTATGTAAAGCAGTATCCAGTCGAGACAGTGGCTTATTCTAAGAGAACAGCTTCGGCTATAGCTGCGCGGTTAGTTCCAGCGGGTATTCCAATCTCAGACATCGACGGCGCACTGTACGGCCAAGCTTGCGACGAATTGTTAGGAGCGATCACATCGAAGAGATTACGACACGACCCGAAACAGACAGAACTCTCCAAGCAGATCTTATCAGCTGCGAGACTTCCGTTCGGAGATGGTGGCTGGACTATCGGGCGGAGAGCTTCTCAGTCGACTGTCTGCGCGACGGTTGCGACGGCCTTAGTCACGCATTACGCGACACGCCCACAGACGGATCTTGACATCATGGTCGGCTAGGTGTAACGGCTTCTCTAGAATTGCGACATGGGTTTATTCGATCTATTCGTTCCGAAGGTTAACGCTGCGTCTCCAGCTTCTATCAGTATCGACGCGGCGGAATCGCTGTATCCAGTTAATACTCTTAACTCTCTCGGCGGCTATTACTTCATGGGTAATCAGACCGCTACTCGTACCGAAGCGATGGGCGTTCCAGCTCTAGCTCGCGCGCGTAACATAATCTGCACGACTATTGGATCTTTCGGAATGCACACTCGTAACGTCGCAACAGGCGAGAAGGTGCAACAGCCGCGAGTTATCAATCAGCCAGATCCGCGAATCGCTGGTTCTGCGTTCTGGTCATGGTTAGCAGAAGACATTCTGTTCTATGGTTACGGATACGCGCGTGTTATGCAACGCTACGCCGACACTGGACGTATTCAGGCGATGGAAAGAATCGATCCGCTTCGCGTAACAGTTACTACTAACGGCAACGGAACAGAGATCGACGGTTACGCTGTTGATGGACTCACAATAGATCCAAGCGAATTAGTCGTCTTTACTGGACTTGATGAAGGAATCTTAAATCGCGCTGGACGTACTATTCGCGCAGCTTCGGCGTTAGAGAAAACAGCTTACGACTTCGCAATAGATCCAAACCCACAGACAATCTTAAAGAACTCTGGCGTAGCACTTCCGAAAGATCGCGTAGCTGCGTTAGTTGCAGCATTTAAGAATCGTACTTCTAAAGCTGTTACATTCTTAAACGGTGACGTCTCAATCGAAACTGTCGGTTACGATCCTAAAAACTTACAGCTCAACGAAGCTCGCGGTTACTTAGCCCTGGAGTTATGTCGCGCGGCCGGGCTTCCAGCTTATTTCGCAAGTGCAGAGCCGAACAGTTTTACTTACTCGAACGCACTAAGCGAACGTCGTTCACTAATTGATTATTCGCTTCGTCCGCTTATGACAGCGATCGAACAGCGAATGTCTTTATCGGACTTTACGCCCTTGGGTCAGGACGTGAAGTTCGATCTAGACGACTTCTTACGCGGTAATCCACTAGAGCGCGCGCAGGTTTACGAAATCCTAAATCGAATCGGTGCTATGTCGATCGATGAAATACGAGAAGAAGAGGATCTACTTCTATGAAAATCACTACACCAATGAACATCACAGCGGCAGATTCTAACTCGCGCACTATTAGCGGACGGATCGTCGCATTCGAGGAAGAGGCTAACGCTTCTACTGGGAAGGTCGTATTCGCAAAAGGATCAATCGCTCCAGCTTCCGTAAAATTAAACTTAGAACACGATCGCACTCGTCCAATCGGTAGAACTATGGACATGACAGTAAACGAAGATTCGATCGACGCAGTGTTTAAGATTACTAACACGACAGCGGGAACAGACGCGCTCGTCGAAGCGATGGAAGGTCTACGCGATGGATTCTCTATCGAATTAGCAGTCGATGATTACATCATGCAGAAGGACGGCACTATGCGCGTTCTTGCTGGAGAATTAACAGGCGTCGCACTCGTAACAGAGCCAGCGGTTCGTTCTGCTCGTGTAAACGAAGTAGCTGCAACAGAAGGCGAAGAAGTCGCCGAAGAGATCTCCGATTCCACAGTGGAAGAGGAAGTAACACCAACAACAGAAGGAGACGAAGTGGACAACACCGTCACAAACGCGGAAACCGTCGAGACGGTCGAAGCTGCTCAGTCAACAACAGCCGCAGCGAAGCCAATCGTAGGCGGATCATTTACTAAGCCACGCTTGGAGTTCACAGCTGCCAAGTATGTCGAGAACACAATTCGCGCAGCGATGGGCGACGATCAAGCTCGCCAGTACGTTCTCGCAGCCGATAACACAACAGATAACGCAGGTCTAGTTCCTACCCGCCAGATGGCAGAAGTAGTAAACGGACTCTCAACATCTATCCGTCCATCTATCGACGCAATCTCTCGCGGAACTCTTCCAGACGCGGGCATGACTTTCGAGATCCCTAAGATCACCCAAGCTCCCGTCGTAGCAGTAACAGCAGAAGACGGAAACCCAGCGGACACAGATCAGAACGCCGCTTTCATTACTGTAGACGTTAAGAAGTTCGCGGGACAGCAGACTTTCTCAGTCGAGCTTCTCGATCGTACTTCTCCAGCGTTCTTCGATGAACTAATCCGCAACATGGCGGCAGCTAAGGCGAAGGCGGAAAACGCTTACGTTAACGGTCTTCTAATCTCAGGCGCGACACTAGACGGAACTACTACAGCTACTTATCCAACAGCTGCGGAACTTCTTGGAGTCGTATCTCGCGGAGCTGCTTCTGTTTACGCTGCTACAGCTGGACTTCCACGTCCATTCGCGAAGTCTCTAATTGCTTCGACTGGTCAATGGGCTAACATCATGACTCTAAACGATTCAGGACGTCCGATCTACATGGCTTCACAGCCACAGAACGCGGGCGGCGTAGCTCGTCCAGATTCACTTCTCGGAAACGTAGCGGGCTTGGATCTATTCGTAGACCCAACTAACGCGGGCGATGGCGATGGAACTCTTCTAGTCGTTAACCCAGACGCTTACACATGGTACGAAGGGCCTACTTTCCGCCTACGCGCGGACGTAATTAACACAGGTCAAATTACTGTGGGCTACTACGGTTACGGCGCACTAGCTACGAAGATCGCAGCTGGCGCATTTAAGAATAACAAGGCGTAATCCGAATAAATCGATCATCGCCTAGTTCGCTCCCGAGCTAGGCGAGCAGTAGAAGGGAAGGGCTAATGCCTAACATCATTACAGCTTCGCAGCTAAGATCCGTCTTAGGCGTTAGCTCTTCTCTCTACGACGACGCTTATCTAAACGACATTATCGACACAGCGGAACAGGCGATTCTCCCGCTGCTTATTCAGAATTCGACGGCTGTAGTCGAATACAAGCTAGAAGCTAACGTCGCCACGTTCTACACTCGACGCGTCCACACTTTCGTCGTAGGACAGTCCATCGTCGTAACTGGTCTTCCAGCTCCATTTACAGCCACTCACACTCTTACAGAAGTTACAGACACTACGTTCTCCGCAGCTCTTACGAGCGCAGACGTAACTCGTCGCCAGATCATTCCCAACGGAACGGCAACTCTTAGCGGCTATTCAGCTGCGACTCTCTACGTCGGAAACGCGTCGATCGAGTCCGCTATCTACGCCGTATCTATCGAAGTCTTCCAATCTCGCACAGCTGCGGGCGGTCAGATCGAAGGGCTCGACTTCGCTTCGAGTCCTTATCGCATGGGGCGCAGCTTGTTAAATCGCGTCGTGGGCCTCTTGGGTAACTACATCGACGTCGACACGATGGTCGGATAATGACCGCCAGCTCGATCTTAACTAGCATCCGAACTCCATTAAAGACAGCGATCCAAGGAGTAGCGGCTAACACTTACGACTCAGTTCCAGAGTCGCCCATCGTTCCGTTCGCGGCAGTCGTCCCGAACACGCCCTACCTAGAGCCAAGCTTCTTAGGTAAAGGGAATGTAAAACTTAAAGTCAATCTAATCATGACCGTAGGCGTAGCGATCTACGATAATCAGAGCGCGCTTGATAACATCGAGAAGCTCGTAATTAGCATTCTGGCGGCTATTCCGTCAGGGTACGAAGTCGGAGACGTATCGAATCCGATTCCGTTAAACATAGGCGCGTCAGAGATTCTCGCTTGCGAGATTCAGCTTTCGACTTATTACACACAAACAAACTAGGAGACCAACATGGCCACGACCGTAATTACAGGGCGCGATCTTTCGGTTACGATCGCGACCAAAAACTATAACGAGCAAGCAACAAGCGCAACGCTAAGCGGAGATGTAACTATCGAAACTTACGACACTCTTTACGCTAAGGCTTACCGTTCGATCGATAAGCAGTGGACGTTCGACGTCGAAATGCTTGCAGACTGGGGCGCAGCGGATTCACTCTGCGAAGCTCTATGGACAGCGGCAGAGACAGCACCTAACACGACTCTAGCGGTATCGCTAACAGCTGTTACAGGAGCGGTCTTCGCGTTTAACGTGCTACCAATCTTCCCAAGCGTCGGCGGTTCTAGCCCAGACGCTCAAACTGTAACGCTATCCTTTACAGTCGTGGGAACACCTACAGAGACATTTAGTTAAGAAACAGAATCGGGAGCGAACATGAAACTAAACATCGAGATCGAATACTTCTCAGGAGAGGCCGTTACATTCGTGGCGGCTTCTCCCGAGTGGTCGAAGTGGGAAAGCAAAACTGGAAAGACTATCCAGCAAGCCGAATCTATCGGAGTAAACGATCTTCTCTTTCTTGGCTACGCAGCCATGAAGCGGGAAGCTGCAGGAACTCCAGTCAAACCTTACGAGGTCTGGATCGAAACGGTCGCGGAAGTCTCAGCAAGTAGCGCAAGCCCAAAAGTTATCCCGCTGGAAGCCTAAATCGACTAATCGTCGAACTCTCTATCGCGACACAGATCCCGATGAGCGAGTGGCAGACGGCGGAGCAGATCTTAACGGCGATAGAGATACTGGAGAAACGGAATGGCAAGTAAGAAGGGTGTCTACTCGATTGAAGTCGAGCCAGCCGCGCTTAAAAACTTGATCCAGACTCTTAATCTTCTCGATAAAGAAACACAGAACGAGATCCGCGACGCAGCTCTTCCACTATCGAAGCGTCTGGCGGGTCAGCTCATGATGAGCGCGAACGGTGCGCCAGCTCCACAAACTAAGCTCGTAGCTCAGACGATTACAGCTAAACGCGATCGTCTTATTCGCGTCGACATCGGTGGCCCTAAGAAGGTCGGTCGCAAGTACGGCGGAGAAGCTTCTAAGAGCGGTAAGGGTAATAAAGTCCGACAGGGTGCAGCTCCAGCGGGCGCGCTTTTATGGGGAACGGAATACGGCGGCGGGCGTGGTACGGACTCACTCGGTCGCGCTTATACCGATCGCTTTAAGGCCCCGCGCAATAAGCGCGGCTACTGGATCGCTCCAGCTGTTGACTATTACACGCCAATCGTCGCGAAAGAATACATCGATCTTATTCAGGGCGTAATTAAGAAAGTGGGTCTCGACTAATGGCTGGCATTCCAAAAGTAAAGATAACTTTCGACGCCGACTTCGACGAACTAAAAAAGGGCGTTAAAGGCGCGCAGACAGAAGTCGAAGGCTTCTCTAGCAAGATCGGCAAGTTCGGCAAGGTAGCCGCTGCCGCTTTTGCAGCTGCAACAGTAGCGGCCGCAGCCTACGCGGGAAAGCTTCTAGTCGATGGCGTTAAGTCAGCGATCGCAGACGCAGCCGCTCAGGAGAAACTCGCTTTAACTCTAAAGAACGTTACAGGCGCGACGAATGCCCAGATCAAGGCGACCGAGGGTTACATAACTAAAACATCGCTAGCGTTCGGCGTGACAGACGATGAGCTTCGTCCATCGCTGGAAAGATTAGCTCGCGCTACTGGCGACGTAGAGAAAGCTCAGAAACTCCAAGCTCTAGCTCTCGACATAAGCGCGGGTAGCGGTAAGAGTCTAGAAGCGGTCTCTAACGCGTTAGCCAAGGCTACAGAGGGCAACACTTCCGCTCTTGGAAAGCTTGGCGTCGGACTTTCTTCTGCTCAGCTAAAAACTCTTTCGATGGACGAGATTACTAAGAAGCTCGCCGATACTTTCGAGAATCAAGCTTCTACAAAAGCCGACACATTCCAAGGAAAGTTAGATCGACTTAACATCGCATTCGATGAAGGTAAAGAGACCGTAGGTTCTTTCGTACTGGACGCGCTTACTCCGCTGGTTACGACTTTCGTCGATAAAGTTATTCCAGCTCTTTCATCGATGGCCGACTCAATCGGTAAAGATCTCCAAGGCCCATTTAATAACATTAAAGTAGTTCTTAACGATTTCGTTATTCCAGCATTTAAGGCTCTTTATAACTTTATGAAAGACTTCGTAGCTCCGTTCTTCGCTTCTGTCTTCGGGCCAGCTTTAGATGGTTTATTCTCAGCATTTAATAAAGTAAGAAACTCCATTAACGGTAACGCGGACGATCTCGCGCCGCTCTTCTCGCTCTTTAAGTCAGTCGCTACATTCGTTCGCGACACCATGGGGCCAGCAATCGGAACTATTCTTAGAGTCGCTTTCGAGGTTCTAGGTACGGCTATCTCTGGAGTCATTACTGGCGTCTCGAAGGTAGTCGACTTCCTTGGCGACATGATTACGAAGGTAAAGCAATTTATTCAGCTTATTAAGGATAATCCTGTCGTCGCTGGAATCGGTGGTCTTATCGATAAGGTCTTCGGCGGGTTTAAGGCTATGGGCGGCCCAGTAACTTCGGGAACTTCTTACATCGTCGGTGAGCAAGGCCCAGAACTATTTACGCCCGGGCGTAACGGATCGATCACTCCAAATCATGCACTCGGCGGCGGACGCGGTTCAGTCATTAACTTAACTGTTAACGGCGCAATCGACCCAGAAGGTACAGCCCGAGCGATCATTAACGTTCTTAATAATTCCAGCTATCGCGGAACTCTTGGATCGGGTGCGTTCGCGTGACGCTATGGAATCCAGAATGGCGCGTCTTAATCGATGGCGTCGATTATCAAGAAGTAACACTAGCCAGCGTTCAGATCACTAGCGGCCGAACTTCTGTCTATGAGCAGCCAGTCGCGGGCTATTGCTACATCGAGCTAATTAACCTACAGAACACGTCTTACCCTTTTACAGTAGGTAACGAGATCCTTATCTCGATTAAAGATTCGACTGGAGTTTACGTCGATCTCTATGGCGGCTTTATCAGCGACATCGAGATAAGCGTCGTCTCAGCTGGATCGACGGACTACGTTACTTCTGCCCGCATTACAGCACTGGGCGCACTGTCTAAATTAGCTCGGGCTAACTGGGAACTGGCTTTAGCGAAAGACTACGACGGAACTCAGGTCTATAACATTCTTTCGGATCTACTTCTTAATAACTGGAACGAAGTCGCTCCCGCTTTAGCTTGGTATCAGTACGATCCGACGACGACATGGGCTAACGCCGAGAACGTAGGACTAGGCGAGATCGATCAGCCTGGGCAATACGAAATGGTTAACAGAGCAGCCGATCCAGTTTCTAGCTACACGTTAGCCAGTCAGATCGCAGAATCAGGACTTGGCTATCTCTTCGAGGACGGATCAGGCCGAATCGGGTATGCAGACGCTTTACATCGACAGACTTATCTCGCAGCTAATGGCTATACCGAAATCTCAGCAACTCAGGGAATCGGCGTGGGCTTAAAGTCAGTTACGCGAAGCGGCGACGTCCGAAACTTTATTACCATTAATTACGATAACGGCTCAACTCTTACAGACAGCGATCTAGCTTCTATCTCCCAGTTCGGTAAGTTCGCCGAAATCTGGGACACGAACATCGAGAAGACAGCGGACGCGACTCTGGCTCTAGCTCGTCGTCTACAGCTTAAAGCTTATCCACGCGCATTCTTCGATTCGATCGAGTTTCCTATTGCTTCTCCGAACATCGACGACACAGACCGCGACGCACTTCTGGGAATCTTTATGGGAATGCCGCTACGCGTTACAGATCTTCCGCCTAACATCGTCGACACTGTCTTCGAGGGTTACGTCGAAGGCTGGTCTTTTAGGGCCAGTTATAACTCGCTATTCATTACGATAAACGCTTCGCCGCTGGAGTTCTCGCAAGTGACACTCCGCTGGAATCAAGTGTCAGCGAGCGAGTATTGGAATACAATCAGCCCAACTCTTACATGGGAAAACGCGATCGGATCGGTGGCATAACATGGCAACTACTACAACGAACTTCGGCTGGGACATTCCGCAGTCGACCGACTTGGTCAAGGACGGCGCGACAGCGATCGCAGCTCTTGGTCAGGACATCGACACAGCTTTAGTCGATCTTAAAGGCGGAACGACTGGACAGATCTTAGCTAAGGCTTCGGCAACAGATTTAGATTATTCATGGATAACTAACGACGTCGGCGACATTACAGCTGTAACGGCTGGAACTGGAATCTCTGGCGGCGGCACTTCTGGAGCTGTAACTATTACGAACTCAATGGCTACAGAAATCGCAGCTAAAGGCGATTTAATTGCTGGAACAGGTTCGCAGACTTTCGATAATTTAACAGTGGGCGCAAATAACACAGTCCTTATAGCAGACTCGACGGCCAGCACTGGGCTAGCGTGGGCTGGCGGCTGGACAGCATACACACCAACAGTAACGGGCGGAAGTGGATTCACTTTAGGTAATGGCACTCTTACAGGTCGTTACATAAAAATCGGTAAAACAGTAACAGCAGTAATTAATCTTACTTGTGGATCAACCACAGTAATTCCAAATACTTACACAGTATTTTCGCCGCCATTTAATGCCGCTAACGTGTTCGCTGTCGGAAGCTGTATCTTTGAGGACGTAGGCGGCAGCAATTATGCTGGTAACGTAAGTTTTTTTGGTGTTGATAATTTCTTACCTTTTGTTCCAAGTGCTGCCGTTGCCACTTCTGGTTTTATGACAGCTACTAATCCTTTCACATGGGCAAACGCGGACGTCTTTAAGATGGCCATTACATACGAGGCGGCATAAGATGACATTCTTTTTTAATCCACTTTATCCAGAAGCTACTAACGAGCAAAAATGGGGACAGATTCGTTCTTGGCGTAATGCCGAACTAGCAGCTAGCGACTGGACACAGTTAGACGATAGCCAAGTGGATAAAGCAGCGTGGGCAATTTATCGCCAAGCTCTAAGAGATCTTCCAGCTGTAGGCGGACAAGCGGAAGCCGTAATCTTCCCAGTAGCTCCATGACTTACCCAATCGGAACAGCTGCGGCAGTCGTCGAAGTAGCACTGGCCGAAGTCGGCACAGTCGAAGAAGGCGATAACTTAACCAAGTACGGAAAGTTTACGAAGGCCGACGGTCTACCATGGTGCGGATCTTTCGTTAATTGGTGCTTCCATGAAGCGGGCGTAAAGATTCCATCGATGGTCTCTACAGCTGCGGGAGCGCATAAGCTTAAAGAAGTAAGCCGCTTCGTAACTGTCGATCCTAAGATCGGCGATCTTGCATTTATGGACTTTCCGCATGATGGAGTCGACCGTATTAGCCACATCGGAATCGTCGTAGGAGTTAAATCGAAGTCAGTAATTACCATCGAGGGAAACACTTCGGGAACTGGCGATCAACGTAACGGCGGAATGGTCATGATTAAAGAGCGGGCATTCGGGAGTGGTAAAGAGATCGTAGGCTTCGGACGTCCTAAGTTCGTGGCTTATGCTGGCGATTATCCAGTCGTCGAAGTACCTACTCAGTCGGCAGCGAAGCCGAAGATCAAGGAGAAGAAAGATGGAAAACTTAAAAGCGTTACTCGCAAGCTGGGCGCGTAGCTTCTTAGCTGCGTCTATTGCCGTTTACATGGCTGGAGTCTCAGATCCCAAGGCGATCGGCATGGCGGGCCTTGCCGCCGTTCTGCCTGTAATCCTACGCTGGCTAAATCCTAAAGATTCAGCTTTCGGGTTATCGGGGAAGTGACTCGGAAACTACTCGCGGGAAGTCTGGCCTTAGTCCTTTCGGTCGGGCTTTCCGCTTGTGGTTATCAGGGTTGGGTTCGCTATGAATGCCAAGAATACGAGAACTGGTCGAAGCCAGAATGTCAAAAGCCACAATGTATCCCTACTGGAACATGTACTAGCGATGTCCTTGGAGAAGAAGCTCCACAGCCCAGCCCGACGCCGTAGCCCAGAAGAAGTCCACGCGACTCTCATTCTTATCATCGGCTCGACCTTGGCAGCGGTCTTCTTGATCGTTACCCTTGGCATTACTTACGCGCTTATCTTCGTTACGCAGCCGATCGGTAATCAAGCTCCAAACGACGCGGCATTCATCGACTTATTAAAGACGTTAGCGATCTTCTTAACTGGATCACTAGGCGGAGTTCTGGCTGGTAATGGATTAAAGTCCAAGCCGAAAACACCAATCGACACGCCGACAACTACGCGGGAATCTTGACCTAGACGCGTTCTTGCTTCACTCTTTACATAGGGAGCGCGAACGTCGCTCCCAGTATCGGGAGCAAGTAATGACATCAAGTGAACTAGGACTATTCGTCCTCATGGCTATAGCGGGCATTCTATGGGCAGCTATGAGCTACTCAGTCGGTTATCGAGAAGGCCAGCGCGAAGGCTTTAAGCGCGGTCGAGCTGTATCACGTCACGCAGCTAAGGACGTGCGCTAATGAGCTTCTTAGACAATTACGAAGACGTAGCGGCCAGAATTGCCCGCCTATGGGCGACGCACCCTACAGCTAGAGTCCAGACGAACATCGTGGATTTTAACGCCGAAAAGGGTTACGTCCTTATCCAAGCGATGATCTTTCGCGAATACGAAGACGTTAACCCATCGGCCACAGATTACGCATTCGGTAACGTAGCGACCTATAACGTCAACATGAAGAAGTTCTTCGTCGAGGACACTGTTACGTCCGCGATCGGTAGAGCTATCGGCTTACTACTTGGAGCAGATAAGCGTCCTACACGTCAGGACATGGAAAAGGTCGAAACTATCAGCGCGAAGGTAGCGAACTCAACGGCAGACGATTACGATCCTTGGACAGTCAAGTTCGGAGAAGTGCCAAGCTATAAGACGGCGGAAGAAGCCGAGCAGAGCGGCATTCCCAGCCTTGGATCATCGATGGACGAGATCGCTAAGCAGCTGGGCGGAGAACTAATTGCAGAAGCTCCACAGTGCAGCCATGGACATCGAATCTTTAAGACTGGAGAAGCTAAAACTGGTAAGGCTTGGGGCGGCTGGTTCTGCGTCGAGAAGACCAAGGCGACACAGTGTTCGCCGCTGTGGTACGTCCTAGCCAGCGATGGTAAATGGAAGCCACAGGTCTAAAGATGAGCGATCTAATCGAGATTATCTATCCGCAATCTATGACAGCCAAGCTTCTACAAAATGGCGAAGTAATTGCAGAATACAAAATCGAACAGTGCGACAGCTGCTCCAGATTAAAGAAGCTGGACGCTTTCGGTTATACCAAGGGCCAAGGCGGAGAGAAGTTAACTTGGTTATGCGGTGACTGTAGATGAAGATTAAACCGACGATCGAAGATAAGGTCTTAGCTCACACAGTAGCTCTAGAACGAATCGTACAGATCCAAGGTCACGCAGACGATCACAGTCGCTATGACAGAGAACTTGGCTTCCATGATTACGTCGCGCAAGTGGCCGAATCAATCGTGGCCGAGATCTTGGTAGCGCGTTACTTAGGCTTTATCGACTTCGATCCCCGGGCTTCACAGTTTAAGAAGACGGCAGATGTCGGAAGCTTTATCGAAGTAAAGTGGACACGCTACGAATCTGGTCAGCTCATAATCTACGAAGGCGATCGACAGAGTGACGTCGCTGTTCTAGTAGTAGGCACTAGCCCGAATTACAGGTTAGCGGGCTGGATACCTGTAGCCATGGCTAAGCGTCCACGATACAAACACGCGAAGCAGCCGACTTGGTGGGTAACGCAACAGAATCTACAGCCGATCGAGAATCTTAAAGGGAGCAACTATGGACAAGCTGCGTTATAAGTGCCGAATGTGCAAGAAGGAGACAGAGCAGCTTATTCGTGTCATTACGGATAATCTTCCAGAGAATGTAAAGACGATCCAGTGTTGCGTCTGCTCGACTATGACAGTGGCACTAATTGGAGAAGCTAATGGCGACCTATGAGTATCGCTGCGAAGTGTGCAGTAAAGAGCTAGAAGTCCAGCGTCCAATCGAGGACACACTGGCCAGAGATCCTTACTGTCCTAATTGCACTGTACCCATGAAGCGCATTTACTCGCTTGGTGGGATCGTGTTTAAGGGTAATGGCTGGGGCGGTAAGCCATGAAGTTATCCACAGGGTTTATCCACAGTGTGCGTAAAGCTGTGGGACACTCCCAAGATTACGCTCCCTACTTGACACGCGCGCTACTATCTCTTCGCATGAAGCGAGCCGCTGAGGCGGGTAGCTCGCAAGAGCGAAAGATAGGTTTAGGGGCGGCTATTGCCTTAACGGCAACGCTCTCAATAACGAGCATTCCAGAAGCAACAGCTAAGAACTATTCCATAGATCATCTAAAGCTCTACTCTCATAGTCGAATCATTAAGTATAAAGAGTTCCAATGCTTTCATAAGATCATCACTAAAGAATCTCGCTGGAACTACTTAGCGAAAAATGGAAGCCATTACGGACTAGGCCAAATGAGATCTACTTGGTATCGAGATCTAGACCCTTATCGCCAGATAGACGCCACGATTCGCTATGTTACGAAGCGTTACCAAACACCATGCAAGGCGTGGGCATTCCATCAAGAACGGAACTATTACTAATGACTCTACACTCACAGCGTAAGAGCAACTCGACACAGTGGAAGAAGCTTCGACTACGTATCCTTAACCGCGACGGCTGGATCTGCTTCTGGTGTGGAATGGAAGCCAATACGTGCGACCACGTGATACCTGTAGCTAGAGGCGGATCAGATGATCCAGATAACCTAGTAGCTGCGTGTAAGCGATGTAACTTCTCACGCCAAGATAGACTCCCAGAGGAAATGGACATGATTAAAACTAAGAAGGCGGGTCTTTTTTTAGATACGAGTTCCACCGCCACTCTCTCTCCTATCTC